TGGTTTTAGAATTGCGAAAGATTCTATTATTCACATAACCTCTGGTCTTGTTGATGCAAAATCAACTCTTGTTCTTTCATACTTGCATAAAGCAATAAAGCCACTTAACCAATTAAAGTCGATTGAGGATGCCTCGGTAATATACAGACTGTCTCGTGCTCCAGAGCGTCGTATTTTTTACATTGATGTTGGCAATCTTCCAAAGATGAAAGCAGAACAATACCTCCGTGACATGATGACACGTCACAAAAACAAAATTGTCTACGATATTTCAACGGGTGAAATTCGAGACGACAGAAAGTTTATGACGATGCTTGAAGATTTTTGGCTTCCACGTCGTGAGGGAGGAAAGGGAACAGAAATTACAACTCTTCCTGGTGGCCAGAATCTTGGTGAGATTGATGATATTAAGTATTTTCAAGACAAATTGTTCCGTTCACTGAATGTCCCGGTTTCAAGAATGCAGCCAGACAATTCATTCAATCTTGGGCGTGCATCGGAAATTTCGCGTGATGAAATTAAGTTTTCTAAATTCATAGACAGATTGCGTGTTCGTTTTTCTCAGCTGTTTACAAAGGCTCTTGAAAAACAATTAATTCTGAAAGGCATAGTGACAGTTGATGACTGGAAGGGTATCAACAACAAAATTAAATATAATTATGCCCGCGATAACTTCTTTTCTGAACTGAAAGATATTGAAGTTGAAAAAGAAAGACTTGCTGTTCTTCAATTGATTGACCCGTACGTTGGTCGGTATTTCTCCCAGGAGTTTGTCAAGCGTAAAGTGTTAAGACAGACTGAAGAGGAAATTGAAGAAATGAACCAAGAAATGATGGAAGACGGTTCTGCACAGCAATTTGAACAGAAAAGACAAGTTGACGCCGGTTTAGAGGGTGGTCAACAACAGTGAATGATAAATAAACAATGGAGGAATCATGGAAGAAACATCTGTAACATCAGTAGATTTAATTAATTATGCTCTTGAGGACAACCCAACAAAAATGGGGGATGTTTTCAACAATCTTGTTATGCAAAAAGTTGTAGATGCGGTTTCTACAAGAAAACAAGAACTCGCACAATCAATGTTCGATGCGGCTGAAGAAGGTGATACTGAAGAAACAACAGATCAGGAAGAGACTGATGAAATAGCAGATGAAACCAATGATCAACAGAACGACGAAGACAACGAGGAAGAACAGGATGAAAACACTCAAACAGATGCTTGAGCTTTACACCCCCAAAGCTGGGGATGAAAAAAAGTTCGCTGATAAGCATAAAGTAGAAAAGCATAAGAATCTTGGTGGCAAAGCTACCGAAGATGATCAACTGTTCCAGGCAACAAATGTTAAAACAATTGATCGTGAAAAAGAACACGGCTACAATCCTGACGGCAGCGATGAGAAAGTATACGAAGAAGTTGTTGCCGAGTCTTCTGATGAAGGATTTGGTGCTGATCTTGCAGACACATATCATGACCTGAAAGGTCATCCAAAGGCCGGACCACACATTAAAAAAGCAATGAAGGCCTATGAAAATGGAGACATGGAAGCAGCTGCTGAACACCGAGACATGGCTGTAAAAGCTGCTTCTGTAAAAGAGGGAATCGAAGACCGCCTTGAAGCAGCTCGTAACAAAGCAAAAGCTGCTGGTAAGACAATGAAAGAACCCGAGCAGAAGAAATCTCTCAAACGTTTTGTTGCTGGCAAGGCTTATGGTGGGTCAAAACAAAAAGATGATAAAGAAGAGATGAACGAATCCAAAACCTCTGATGCTCTTTACAAACAACATCATGCTCGTGTTAAAGACCTTCTAAAGAAAATTGGTTCTGCTGCAGATACCCACAAAGCCAACGTACAGGGCAATTCTCACTACGGTCATGTTGGTGATATGAGTTCGTTTGCAAATCAACTCCAAGATCTTCACGACAGAATGGCTATGCAAGGTGAGTATGCTGCCCCAATTGCAGTTAAAGAAGATGTTGAACAGGTTGAGGAAAAAGCAAGCCCAGAAAAAGTTGCAAAAACAATGCGCGAGTTTAAAAAAGGTAAACTCCACTCCGGATCAAAAACAGGCCCTGTTGTTACAAGCAGAAAGCAAGCAATTGCAATTGCGTTGAACCGCGAAGAAACTGATCTTCAACCACGCACATTGAAACAAATTCTCGAAGCAATGGTGACACTTCACGTGAAACCACATCCTGAGAAAAAAGGTCAGCACGTTGTTGTCAAATCATCTGATTCATCTCGTTTTAAAAAAGGTGAATCTGTTGCTGCTACTGAACTTGAGCAAGGCCAAGATGACGGCTATCTCAAAGTCAAGCACGTGAAGGAATAACTATGCCAGATCTAAAAGTACAAGCACAAGAACAGGTAGTTAATTCAACACCAAGCACAGTTTCAAGTGCAACATATTTGAGACTGATTAGCACTGAGGCAACAAACTTTGCTTTGATCACTGTAAGAAATTCAGCAAATGATGTGTTGGGCTCTTTCACTCTCGGTCCTCACGATTCAGCCTACGGCGTTGAATACATCATCAAAACACCTTCAGACACGGTTGAATCAAACACAACTGGTACAACAATTAAAGCAACGGCAATAGGATACTACTAATATGAAACTATTCTGCGAACTTTCGGAAGATGTTAAGTATCTCGTTGAAGAAGACGAGGGAAAAAAGAATTTTTTCATCGAAGGTGTGTTCATGGAAATGGACACCAAGAACCGCAACAATAGAGTCTACAAGTCTGAATGGACACGTCCTGTTGTTGAAAAGTATATTGAAGAGAGTGTCAATACAAACCGTGCTTATGGTGAACTTGGCCATCCAAGTGGTCCTTCAATCAATCTCGATCGTGTTTCTCACATGATTAAAAATCTTCGCATCGAAGGTAAGCAGGTTATTGGCCGCGCAAAAATCATGGAAACACCAATGGGCAACATTGTAAAAAATCTGATTGCTGAAGGTGCTTCCCTTGGTGTTTCTTCAAGAGGTATGGGTTCTTTAGTTGAGAGAAACGGTGTAATGGAAGTACAAAACGATTTCCATCTTGCAACTGCTGGTGATATTGTTGCAGACCCGTCAGCTCCTAATGCTTTTGTTCAGGGAATTATGGAAGGTGTTGAGTGGATTTGGGATAACGGCATTCTTAAGGCTCAACAACTTGAAGCGGCTAAAAGACAAATTAACGAGTCTGCAAAAAGAAAAACATTAGAAACAGACCAGATTAAAATATTCGAGTCATTTATTAACTCACTCTCTAAAAAGTAATTTAACTAAATAGCAATATAATAAGGAGATTTTTATGGCAGCTAAACAAAAGGTAGCACTAGACGAGAAGGTTATGACCGGAGGTGGCCAAACAGGTCAATCTATCGGTCCTGACTCTTCAGGTGTTAAAAAAGCGCAAGCTCCTGGCAATTCAAAAACCCAGGGTGATCTTGCATCACAGAAACTAGAGGGCGATATGCAAGAAACAGATCCGCAAAACAATACAATGCCAACTGGTGATGCATCTGCAAAGAACAAAGCTTCTGTTTCAATGAAAGAAGATGTTGATGCAATGTTTGCCGGCCAAGAACTTTCTGAAGAGTTCAAAGAGAAAGCAACAGTGATTTTCGAGGCAGCAGTCAACGCACGCGTTGAGACAACAAAGGCTGAACTCGAAGAGCAGTACAACAATGCTTTCGAACAAGCTAAACAAGACATCGAGCAAGAAGTCAGCACAAAAGTTGACGAGTATCTCGGATATGTTGTTGAGCAGTGGATGGAAGAAAACAAAGTTGCAATTGAGTCTTCTCTGCGCTCAGAAATTACTGAAGAATTTATTTCCGATCTCAAACAGCTGTTTGTTGAGCACAACATCGAAGTACCAGAAGACAAAATTGATGTTGTTGAAGAGCTTGCAGCACGTGTTGAGGAGCTTGAAGGCAAACTCAATGATCAGATCAACGAAAACATTGAGCTGAAAAAAATCACCAACGAAGTAGAAAAGCAAGCAATTTTCACAAAAGTTTCAGAAGGTCTTGCAGCTACACAGGTTGAAAAATTTGAAAGTCTGTCAGAAGGCGTAATTTTTGATGATGCTGAGAGTTTTGAAAAGAAGCTTTCAATTATCAAAGAAAACTACTTTCCAGCAGATAAAAAACCAGCTCAAATGATTGCGGAGCAGGTGGATGAAGAGCAAGCAGAAGAGGTTCAGACCCTGTCTGGCCCAATGGCTCGCTATGCCAGCGCAATCGGAAGAACAATCAAAAAGTAAATAGTTATAAATAGTATTAAACCCTCTACAAGGAGAAACATATGTATCTAGCTGAAGAACTACAACAAAAATGGAAGCCAATTCTTGAGCATGAAGATCTGCCAGGAATTAAAGATTCACACCGTCGTGGTGTAACTGCTGTCCTTCTCGAGAACACAGAGCGTGCTCTTCGCGAAGGCTCACAGTACACACGTCAATCACTGTTGTCAGAAGGTGGCCTGCCTGTTAACGCAATGGCAGCTTCTTCATCAACAGCTGGTGATGGTTCCGTTGACACGTTTGACCCAGTGCTTATCAGCCTGGTTCGCCGTGCAATGCCAAACCTGATCGCTTATGACATCTGCGGCGTTCAGCCAATGACTGGCCCAACAGGCCTGATTTTCGCAATGCGTGCTCGTTACGCTAACCAGACCCACACAGAAACATTCTACAACGAAGTTAACACTGCGTTTGGTACAGTTGTTTCTGGTGCTAACACACTGGGTCAGAAGAACGTTGGTACCTACCCAGGTAACACAACAACTGGCACAGCCAACCTGGCAGAAGATGGTATCTACAACTTCGGTTCAGGTATGTCAACAGCACAAGCTGAAGCACTGGGCACAACAAGCAACACAGCTATCCCACAGATGGCTTTCTCAATCGAGAAAGTTTCTGTTACAGCTAAGTCACGTGCTCTGAAAGCTGAATACACAATGGAACTTGCACAAGACCTGAAAGCAATCCACGGTCTTGACGCAGAAACCGAGCTTTCAAACATCCTGACCTCAGAAATTCTTGCTGAGATCAACCGTGAAGTTGTTCGCACAATCGCTGTGACAGCTAAACAGGGTGCTTCAAGCGGTACAACAACAGCTGGTCGTTTTGACCTCGATGTTGACGCAAACGGCCGTTGGTCAGTTGAGAAGTTCAAGGGCCTGATGTTCCAACTCGAGCGTGAAGCTAACACAATTGCTAAAGAAACACGTCGTGGTAAAGGTAACATCGTTATCTGCTCAAGCGATGTAGCATCCGCTCTGCAGATGGCTGGTGTTCTTGATTACACACCTGCTCTTAACTCAAACGCACTGAACGTTGATGACACAGGCAACACATTCGCTGGTGTTCTGAACGGTCGTATCCGCGTTTACATCGATCCATATGCTGGTGGTAACTACTTCGTTATGGGCTACAAAGGTTCTAGCGCATTCGATGCTGGCCTGTTCTACTGCCCATACGTTCCACTGCAAATGGTTCGTGCTGTTGATCAAGACAGCTTCCAGCCAAAAATTGGCTTTAAGACCCGCTACGGAATGGTTGCAAACCCATTCGCTGAGGGTACAACAGCTGGTGCTGGTGCACTGACAAAGGACAGCAACGTTTACTACCGTCGCGTTCTTGTCGACAACATCCTGTAATATTCTATAATTATAATAATATTACGTGGTTAATTGAGGGGGTCTTCGGACCCCCTCTTTTTTCGTCTGGATAAATACTAGCAGACAATCTAAAGGTATTATAATATGTCAGCTATAGACAATCAACCATCAACAAAAAGTTTCTTGTCTCCTCTTGGTTTCAAATTTGTAATCAAGAAGACACCTCACATTAATTATTTTGTGCAGGCTGTTAGTTTGCCGTCTATTACACTCAATAGGACTGATATTCCTACACCATTTGTTAAACTTCCTATTGCTGGCGACCACATCGATTTTGGGGAACTTACTGTAACATACAAAGTGGATGAAGATCTTAAAAACTACTTGGAAATTTACAACTGGATGGTAGCAATAGGATTTCCTGATTCGTTTGATCAATACAAGGTTGTCGACGAATACAGAAGAAGTAGAAACACGGGAACTGTCCAGCCAATGAGCGGTTTAGGTGTTTATTCTGATGCAACGTTGACAATTCTTTCTAGCGCAATGAATCCAGTCCACAACATTACATTTTTGAACGCATTCCCTACATCGCTATCTGAGCTTGAATTTACAGCAACAGATTCAGATGTTAACTACTTGACTTCCACTGTAACTTTTGCATATCAAAAATATACAATAGAATCGTTGTAATCCCGTTGACCTCCGGGCGTGATGCAGGTAATATAGAATTTTGAAATGGAGGCATAATGAAGTTAGATCAAATTCAAAATGAGTGGGTTGTTGATAGCAGGATAGATAAAACTGAGCTAGGCGACGAAAGCCTCAAAGTTCCTCAGCTGCATTCAAAATATTTTAAAATATACTGTGAAGAGAAAACACGGTATTCTCACTTGCAGCACGAATACAACAGACTTTACAAAGTCAAATATGAATATTATGCAGGAACTATCAGCGAAGAATCTTTGACGGAGCTTGGTTGGGAGCCACAGGCCCTTAAAATTTTAAGAGCTGATATTCCAATGTACATTAATGGTGATCAAGATATTGTTGCACAAAAACAAAAAATTGATTTACAAGAAGTCAAACTTGAACTTCTCGAATCTATTATTAAATCTCTATCAAATAGAGGATTCCAAATTAAAACAGCCGTAGATTGGGTTAAGTTCACACAAGGATTATGACAGACTACGAAAAACTCTCTCTTGAAATTGTTGATAGCGTTTACATAAAAATTCATTGTGAACGCTCTATTGCAATGGAACTTTCTGAACATTTCACATTTATGGTTCCTGGTGCAAAGCACATGCCCGCATTCAAAAACAAAGTGTGGGATGGAAAGATTAGATTATTCAATTCAAGAAATCATAGAATCTATAGAGGGTTAATTCCTCATATTCATGAATTTGCTAAACAACGTGGGTACACGGTCGAAGAGCTATCAGATTTTTCTGCAACAAACTTCTCTGTTGTTGAAGCAAATGAGTTCACCTCCAGCTTAACTCTCCCCTTTGAGCCAAAATATTACCAAATAGACACGTTTATTCACGCTATACGGAATCGGCGTGCATTATTCGTGTCACCCACAGCATCAGGCAAGTCGCTGATGATATACCTGATTCTGAGGTTTTTGACGGGCTTTAAAAGCCTCGTGATTGTCCCTACAGTTGGCCTTGTTCACCAGATGGAAGACGATTTCCGTGTGTATGGTCTCGAGGACGGAGTTGTCCACAAAATTTTTTCAGGCGAAGAAAAGAATACAAACAAACCAATAACGATTACAACGTGGCAGTCAATCTATAAAAAAGACCCCGAATGGTTTAAACAATTTAATGTTGTGATTGGAGATGAAGCTCATCATTTTAAAGCAACAAGCCTCACAACAATTATGACTAACCTTGTTGATGCTGACTATCGCTTTGGCTTCACAGGAACACTTGATGGAACAGAAACAAATCAACTTGTTCTTGAAGGTCTATTTGGTCCTAAAAAAGATGTAACGACAACAGCAACGCTAATTGAACAGAATCATCTTTCTCAATTTAAAATTAAAGCAATTGTTCTCAAGCATCCTGAAGATGTTAGAGTTCTTGCAAAGAATTTTGATTATAGACAAGAGATTGAGTACATAGTTCAAAATATAAAACGAAATAGATTTATACGAAACCTCGCTCTTTCTCTTCAAGGCAATACATTAATACTATATCAGTTTGTTGAAAAACAAGGAAAGTGTCTTTATCAGATTATTGACGAGAAAGCTGAAGGAAGAAAGGTGTTTTTCATTCACGGTAAAGTCGACTCAAGTGATCGTGAGGATGTCAGACATATTGTTAATAATGAAAATGATAGTATCATTGTTGCGTCGTATGGTACATTTTCAACGGGGATAAATATTCCTAGAATACACAACGTAATATTTGCAAGTCCATTCAAATCAAAAATTAAAGTCCTCCAATCAATTGGTAGGGCGTTACGAAAAGCTGAAGATAAAGATGTAGCCACGTTGTTCGATATAGCAGATAATATGGCTTGGAAGTCAAGAAACAATCTCACCCTCCAACATTTTGTAGAGAGGATACAAATGTACGACGATCAAAAGTTTGATTATAAAACATATAACGTATCATTATGATATCAATTATTAAATTAATGAATGGAACAGAATTAATTGGTTCTATTGTGAAAGAAAACACAAAAACAATTACTATTGAAAATCCAATTCAAATTAATTACAAAAATCTTGAAAGTTCTGTTCCTTCTGTTTCGTTAACAAGATTTTTGCAATTTTCAAAAGACAAACAACATACTTTTGATATTAAAAACGTCCTTTGTGTTTCTGAACCAATTAAAGAAATGGAACGTTATTATGAGGTTGCGTTAAATCATTTTGAAGGTGAGATAGATGCAGTTGTTAAGCGCGAGCTTATTCGTGTTGTATCTAGTGAAACAGACACAACAGAGATGTATTCAGCAATGCTTGAACGACTTTCTGGCGGGAAAGCATTAAACTAGTTGACCTTTATTTTATTTTAATATATGATTGGCGTGTAACGCCAGAAAGAATACAATATGAGTGATAATCATTATGTAAACAATAAACACCTATACGAAGCAATTGTTGAGTACAAGCAACTTTGTATTAAGGCAAAGAAGCAAAAAAAACCTAAGCCTCCTATTCCTGAATATGTCGGCAAGTGCATTTTGTTAATTGCGCAACGTTTGTCAATGAAGCCAAATTTTGCCAATTATTCGTTTGTCGATGATATGATTTCTGATGGAGTAGAGAATTGCATTTCGTATTTTGATAATTTCGATCCTTCGAAATATACAAATCCTTTTGCTTATTTTACACAGATTATCTACTACGCTTTCCTTCGAAGAATTCTTAAAGAAAAGAAACAGCAATACATCAAACACAAAGCGCTAGAAAACTCAATGATATTTGACGAGCTTGTTCAACAAGGTGAAGGCGATGATGGCTTTACAACAATTAATGTCGATATTGATAACCAACATGTTGTTGACTTTATTAAGGCTTTCGAGGATACTATAAAAGTTAAAAAAGCTAAAAAGAAGAAAAAGAAAGGGCTTGAAAACTTTTTGGAAGAGTAACAATGAAAATTTGTATACTAGGAGATACACACTTTGGGGCACGCAATGACAGCCCAATATTTGATCGCTATTTTAAACGATTCTATAACGAGGTGTTCTTTCCTTATCTTGAACAAAACAACGTAACTAACATCATTCAACTTGGTGATGTATTTGACAGACGAAAATATATCAACTTTAACACGCTAAAATCTGTCAAATCATATTTCTTCGATAGATTAAACAGTGGATACAAAACGACAGTTCTTGTTGGTAACCATGACACTTTTTACAAGAACACAAATGACGTTAACTCATTACGACTGTTGCTGAGTGAATACAATAATATTACTGCTGTAGTTGAACCAGCAACCTATCAATTTGACAATGTTCCCATCGCTTTCATTCCGTGGATTTGTCCTGAAAATGAGCAACGATGTTTTGATATGATTGCAAACACCGAAGCCCAAATTTGTGTTGGTCATTTTGAAATTCAAGGGTTTGAAATGTACAAGGGGTCAATAATTGATCATGGTGTAGATAAGAAAATATTCGACAAGTTTGATGTTGTTCTTTCTGGTCATTATCATCACAGATCAACAAAGCAGAACATTACGTATTGCGGAACTCCATATGAAATGACGTGGTCTGATTACGGAGATCAAAAGGGGTTTCATATATTTGATACTGCAACAAGAGCACTTGAGTTTATACCAAACCCGTTCTCAATGTTTGTAAAGTATCATTACGATGACAAAGACAAATCAATTGAAGATATTGTTGTTGACGATTTTTCAATTTACAAAGATACTATTGTTAAAATAATTGTTAGAAACAAAACAAACCCTGATGCATTTGACATGCTAATAGATAAACTTGAAAAAGCGGGCACACTAGAGATTCAAGTTGTTGATGATCACTTTCATATGAATTTAGAAAATGATGAAGATATTGTCAACGAAGCAGAGGATACGCTGACAATTCTGAATAAATACATTGATTCAATGCAGATCAATACAGACAAGAAACAGCTCGAGCAACTAATGAGAAATCTTTATAGCGAAGCAATATCTTTGGAATGAATATATTTTATCTTAGTAACGACCCAAAGCAATGTGCGATCGAGACATGTAACAAACATGTTGTCAAGATGATTGTTGAGACTGCTCAGCTTCTTTCGACGGCCCATCGTGTTCTTGATGGAGATACAGATAAGCCTATCTATAAGATAGCACATAAAAATCATCCGTCAGCTATATGGTGTCGTCAAACAAATAACAACTATAATTGGTTGTACTGCTTGTTTGTTGCATTGCTTGATGAATATGAATATCGTTATGAAAAGGATCACAAGTGTTGGTCTCTTGTTCCTTATCTTGTTACACCACCCAAAAATATTCCTTTTGGCCCATTTGCACCACCACCTCCTGCTATGCCTGACGAATACAAAGTTCCCGATGTTGTCCAGTCATATCGCAATTATTACAAAGGAGCAAAGGCGTCGTTTGCTGCATGGAAAGGAAGACCAATTCCACAATGGTTTAATTGATGATTATATTTAAAAAGATTAAATGGAAAAATATTTTATCGACTGGTAATGTTTATACCGAGTTCGATCTTACCAAGAATCAATCAACGCTGATTGTTGGTGAAAATGGAGCAGGGAAATCAACAATCCTTGATGCCCTGACTTTTGCTTTGTACGGAAAGCCTTTCCGAAACATTAACAAAGCCCAATTACTAAACTCAATTAACCAAAAGAATCTCGAGGTTATTGTTGAGTTTGATATTGGAATGAAACATTATTTGGTCAAACGTGGAATCAAACCAAACATTTTTGAAATTTATTGTAATGATCAATTACTTGATCAGCACGCAGACTCAAAACAATATCAGGAGATGTTTGAGAAGAGTATTCTAAAGCTCAACAGTAAATCGTTCAATCAGATTGTTATTCTTGGTAGTGCTTCATTCACTCCTTTTATGCAGTTATCTGCTGCTGTTCGCCGAGAAATTATTGAAGACCTGTTGGATATTCAAATCTTTTCAAAGATGAATGTCTTATTGAAAGATAAGATATCAAAGAATAAAGAAAACATAGTTGATTCTACGCACAGCCAAACGTTGGTTGAAGAAAGAATAACACTCAATAAAAAACATCTTGAATCATTAAAGCAAAACAATGACCAGTTGATTGAAGAGCGAAAACAAAAGCTCAATGCATTCAATACTGAGATTAAAAAGGTTGAAGAATTATTAGTCGAACAAGAGCGGGAAAAAAATCTGCTCGAAGAGCAACAAAAAGCAAATCAAAAGGTCCTTAAAAAGCAAAACAAATATATCGACCTTAAAGAGCAGATTGAAGATAAGTTAAGTCGCGTGGAGAAAGACATTACGTTTTTTCATGCAAATGATAATTGCCCTACATGCAAACAAACAATAGACAGTAATTTTAAGAAACACACAGTTGAGGATAAGCAACACTACAAAGACGAGCTTGCTGATGGTTTAGCCAAGATTAAAATAGAAATCGACCAGATTGCACAACAAATAGATGATGAGATTGATCAGAAAGTAATGCTAGCCACAGTCAAGTTTAGAAGTACAAACACAGAGCTTGATATGAAAAAGTGTTTGGCTGAGCAAATGGAGAAGGAAATACAGCAGCTTGGTCAAAAGTCTATACAGGTGACAACAAGTGAACAGGATATTACAGATCTTGAGGTTCAATTAGAACAAAACAAACAGCAACTAAAACAACTTCAACAGGAAAAGCAACTACTAGATGTTGCCGGATTCATGTTGAAAGATACAGGAATTAAGACTAAGATTATCAAACAATATGTTCCTGTAATGAATAAACTGATAAACAAATATCTTGCAGCAATGGACTTTTTTGTTAGTTTTGAGATTAACGAAAATTTTGAAGAAACAGTTAAATCGAGGTTTAGAGATGAATTTACTTATGCAAGTTTTTCAGAGGGTGAAAAGATGCGGATTGATTTGGCTCTCCTTTTTACGTGGAGAGCTATTGCTAAATTACGCAACAGCGCTTCTACTAACCTTCTTATTATGGATGAAGTGTTTGACAGCTCATTAGACGGTGCTGGAACTGAGGAGTTTTTGAAGATCCTCAATAATCTAACGAAAGATACAAACACATTTATTATAAGTCATAAAGGGGATCAGCTTTTTGATAAATTTGCAAACGTGATCAAATTTGAAAAATACAACAACTTTTCAAGGATTACAAAATGAATAAATTTCTTGTAGAAGTGGGACAGGCGAGGGTTATTACACCTGATTGTGATAGAACTGATTGTGTTATCCAAGCAACAGGTCCTACAATGACAACCTGTCTGGGATGGACTCAGACGTTTGATAAGTGGGGGAACCCACTCAACAGTGATCCAAATACATCATCCACACCAATGAAGTGTGTGACATGTGGAAAGGAGTGGGTGAGCAGTAAATGATTTTACCTCTTGTTAAGCACGACGATCCTATTTTGAAGGAGGTAATGCCTCAATTTGATTTTGCAAACCCACCCTGCGATCCCATTGAGCTTGCTAAAAACCTCACCGAAACAATGATTGCCAATAACGGATTGGGTTTATCAGCGAATCAAACTGGACTTCGATACAGAGTATTTGCACTAAATGGTAGTCCAGTTAATGTGTGTTTTAATCCACGCATTGTTGATGAAACAAAAACAAATATTATTTTGATGGATGAAGGATGCTTGTCTTTTCCTAATTTATATGTTAAAGTGAAGAGACCTAGAACAATTAAAGTAAGATATACAATGCCAAACGGGGAAACCGTTACTCAAAAATTTGATGGAATCACAGCTCGTTGTTTTATGCATGAGCTGGATCATCTGAACGGTATAGTGTTTACATCGAGAGCAAACCAATTTCATCTTGAGAAGGCATTGAAACGTAAAAAACTTCTTGAGCGTGGACAAATTCGTGAGGAAAGATATGTCTAAGATAAAAGTAGCAGAGCTGTTCTATTCTATTCAGGGTGAGGGACGCTTCATGGGCGTTCCTAGTGTATTTTTGCGGACATTTGGATGCAATTTTACATGTGGTGGTTTTGGCATGCCGAAAGGTCAAGTCAGCACAGAGCGTGATGCAATTGCTGCAAATGAAATTAAGCAATATAAAGATCTTCCGTTAGTTTCGACAGGTTGTGACTCTTATGCAAGTTGGGATACAAGGTTCAAACATCTAAGTCCAGTAATGACAGCAAAAGAGATTGCAGAACAAATTTGCAGGATTTTACCGCATGGTAAGTGGGTTGATGAGCATCTTGTAATTACTGGTGGTGAACCATTGTTGGGTTGGCAACGTGCATATCCTGAGCTTCTCAGAGAGCCTAAAATGGTTGGTTTAAAGGAGATCACGTTTGAAACTAATGGAACACAGATGTTGTCTGATGATTTCTATAAGTTTATGTATGGATGGTTTACATCAAATGGAAACCACTATTATAGGGATAGACTAACATTTTCTGTTTCACCGAAGCTTTCTGTTTCTGGTGAAAAGCGTGAAGAGGCAATCAGGCCAGAGGTGATCAAACAGTATGAGGCAGTGGGGTATACATATCTCAAGTTTGTTATTGCTTCGGAAGAAGATTGCAACGAAGCTTTGGAGGTAGTTGATATATACCGCCAAGGTGGATTTAAAGGCCCTGTTTATTTGATGCCTGTTGGTGGTGTCGAATCGGTTTATAGTTTGAACAATAAACGTGTTGCACTGCTTGCAATGAAGCATGGTTTGAGATATAGTGATCGTCTGCAGGTGCCTCTATTCAAGAATGAGTGGGGGACGTAATGAATTATACGTTGGATATGGCTTATCAAGATATTGATAACATTGTAACAAGCGTTGCAAAGGATGAATGGGAACCAGAATTAATAGTTGGTATCCAAAGGGGTGGTTTAGTTCCTGCTGTTATGCTATCACATAAACTGAGTGTTAAGATGAAGGTTTTACCTTGGTCAACAAGGGATTGGAATGATAGATCAGTTCCTTTTGATGTTCAATTAGCTCACGATTATAGTAAAAAACGCATTCTGATTGTTGATGATATTATTGATAGTGGGCAGACAGTGAGGGATTTGATGCCCAAACTACCTAAAGCACGGTTTGCAGCATTAATTTGGAATATAAGGGTAACAGATGCATCACCCTATTATTTTGGTCGAACAATCGACAGAGAAATTATGAAAGAGTGGGTTAATTTCTTTTGGGAAGTGAAATGAAACTGCACACAAACAATATAGGTGGTGACATTATTAGATGTAATGCTGTTTACACAGTTAGGGATAACAAGACGTTAAACAATCTTGTTCTTTCACAGACAGTATTACATGTAGGACATGAAACATCGGGGCACTATCATGAGGGTCAAGAGGAAGTTTATTTCTTCATGTATGGTGTTGGAACAATGGTAGTTGGAAGTGAAAATTTCAATGTTTGTGGCGGTGATATTGTTTTGATTCCTGATGGTTTATTTCACAAAGTTTGGAACACAGGTGAATCGGATTTGGTTTTCAACTGTGTGTTTAATGGAAAAAGGAGTAATTAATGTCTTTTCAACCAGTGGTATACAAATACACATCGACAAAGGAATATGTCGATGCATTCCCTTGTGCATACAGACAGTACAAGGCAGATTCGCATTGCAATCTGATTCATGGATATAGTTTCAGCATGAAGTTCTTTTTTGGAACGGATAACCTTGATGTTCGGAATTGGGCAGCTGATTATGGCGGTCTAAAGGAGCTCAAAGGCATTCTTGAAGACCAATTTGACCACACGCTGCTAGTTGCTCAGGATGATCCTGAGATCGAAATGTATAAGGAGTTGGAACGCCGCAAGCTGGCTAAACTTACAATCCTGCCGCGACTGGGTTGTGAAGGTCTTGCAGATATGTTATACAAATATGTCAATGGTGTTTACATTCCAGATTATTG